TGATCTCGTGACTCAAATGCCATCATCAATACCTTTTCTTCTTTTACAAGATAAGGACGGTATGATATCCTTTCACCAGTTGACGGTACCTTTTCATCAAAAATAGGTGCCGTATTTAACTTCGGTAATGCCATTATATTCTCCTATAATATAAAATAATTTATTATCCAAACTTGCCCAGTAGTTTTGCTAAACCACCTGCAAGTAATCCACGTCCAAAACTCTCACCTTTACCAGTGTGTTCACCTTTTTTAGATTCCCAATCTGAGTAAGACAGTTGAACTTGAATTTCCATTAAACCCTCGTTTGCATTACCCAATGCTTGATCAGTGATCGTAGTTGGATAGCAATCGAGGAGACTACACACGTATGTAGTCTTTTGATTAAACGAAGCACCCAAGTCAATCTCACCTTGTGCTAAGTCTATCGGGCCGATCTGAGGTAACCTATTCTTAATGAATGAAGGTATCTTATCGGCAAACCCTAATTGTTTTTTAAACAAGGAAAGTCTTGCTCCCCTTGCCAAATGTTGAATATGAACAGGATATGTATAATCATCATAATATCCTACTTCACCTTCTTGTTGATTGTGTGCTTCTTGTTGCCATGCTTCGAAATATTGTCTTACTTTGTGATCATTCATAACGATGAATGATAATTGTAAATCTGTTACTGCATAACCATTAGCAATCTTGCGTGTCTTTGTACCTAAAGCATAATCCATTGACATGACTTGTCGGCCTGGCAATACGGTTGCACTACACATTAATGACAGTTCTCTTGCGTCTACTTTAAAAGAACTTATTTGTGGTAACTGCACAGTAAACTGGTGTGGTTGTCCCAAACCACCAGATTGTGATATCTGTGCCTTTAATGTTTCTACTCCGAATCCTGCACTCATTAGATCATCTGCCTACTATCGTAATGTACTTTATAACTATTTGCTTTACGGAATTGTGCAGTTGGAAGGAAGATAGCAATCTCCCATTCTGGTGCAGGTACTTCCGCAAAACGACTTGTGACTTGAGAGTTCAGATAATGCTTTATACATGGTTTGAAGTATCTCAAGTTTGATGATTTTTGAAGCATGTTATATGTCAGTTTAAATTTAGTATCTTCATCTACATTGCTACCTTGTATATCCATGATGTTAGCAAAGAACAACATGCGTAACTTAGGTGGTAGATAATGTAAGTTCAACCCAAGGAATCCACCTTTTGCAGGTTTAATTACAATTACAAGAGGGAAGACATCATAGTATGGTAACGTATCTTTATGTTTAGGATCATATTGGAACATATACATTCCACCTATGATCTGCTTACTACGTGACCTTAAAGGTTCTTCCTTCATCAATGCTTCACGATTAATTGAACGCATATTCTTTGCTTTCTTAAAGAACCACTCACGTGACTCTTTCGTACGAGGGGTAATCCCTGCACGGAATGCTTGTCGTTCTAATCTGTTAAAAATATCAGACATATATCGTCTCGTTAAAATCCATAGTTCTATTTATACGTCAAATTGAACACTTACACCGCATCCACAAGAATTAATTTCATGCGGATTAATGAACTTGAAATAACTATTGAGACCTTCATAAACATAATCCAGTTTCATACCATCCAGATACGGTTGACTTATTGGATCAATAAGAAAACAAAATTTACCGTATTCTAATATTAGATCCTCATCTGTTGGTTTATCAAGTTTAAATACGTATTCATATCCTGCACATCCACCCCCAGTAACACCAAGACGAACATTATCCGCCTTCTTTAATAGGAGTTGATTTATTGCTGAATCTGTTATTTCGATGTGCATATGACTATTTAGTCTTTTTTCGTGAATATGGTTTCAACTTCTTGAGAGGTTTAAATGGTTTCTTACCCATAGGTTTAGGTAACAACCCCATAGCACGTAACTCATTTTCTGTCCAGATCTCGAAGTGCCACCCTTTATCACTTGCGTATCTCTTTGCTTCTTTCCATTTACTCACGTTTTTAATATAAGTCAACCCTTCGTTAAGTACACGTCTACGTGATATACCCTTTCCTGTTTTGGGTGGTAATGTTTCTTTTGCAGGTTTGACTTCAACCAGTACAGTTCTACCGTCTTTGTATTTAATAATAAAATCCATGAAATAACGATGGATCTTCTTATCTGTTTCACATATATAAGGTATAACGCACTCTTCACTACCCCATTTAACTACGGATGGGTTAGTATCTGCCCAGTTCATAACGGAGAGTTCCCATCCCGAACGATATATTACGTTCGATGGATCCCCCAGATACTTGTCTGGATTTTTAATTTTGTACTTTCCTTTGTAAGTTTTCATATAAATAGAACCATAACATTTACAAACTATTTATGGAATAACTTAGATGGGATTTTTAAAAGACTTAGTAGAAGATAAAATAGATGAAGTCAAAGATGGACTTCGAGATGCCGCTGGTGATTTAGTAGGTAGACCTTTGGGTGATACCGAAGATCAGCAGGATCCTAATAATCGAGTAGATAACAGAACTGCTGATCTAAGATATCCACTTGAACAGGACACCTATAAGGCAACTGTCACCTTCACGGTATTAGAAGAGAAGTATACAGGCAACCAAGCATTGATGTCTGATATTGCTGAAAAGAAACGTGAAGATGCCGAAGCATTAAAACAGGCATCTGAAGAAAGATCAGAAAGTGGTGAAAATCCTCCAGACGAAAAAAGTAATAAAGATAAACTACAAGAGTATGCCAAAAGTGAATTCAATAACTTCATAGCACCCAAGCAAACTGTTATGGGTAAGTCTGTGACAATGTATCTCCCACTTGGTTTGACATTTAACGATAACGTTGCATATAATAATGTACAGTTAGGTCAGTTAGGTGCTACTCTGGAAACTGGTTTAGGTCTTGCCGCCTCGATGGCACAAGGTGTTGGATCATTCATTGAAAACTTCAAGGGCCCAACTGCACCAGCGGGTGGAGATCTTGCTAAACTGGCGGCAATCAGATTAGGTAAAGAGTTACCTATGGTTGGTGCCGAAGCATCACTTGCCGCCCGAGTAACAGGTGGTGTAACTCTTAATCCAAACGAACGTGCTGTGTTCGATCAACCAAACATTCGAGAGTTTGCTTTTAACTTTAAAATGATTGCAAGATCTAAAGCAGAGCAAAGACAAGTCAATGAGATTATCAGACATCTAAGAACTGAACTATATCCAGAAGAAATCTTAGCACCTATTGGTGAAGACAAAAAAGCACGTAACATTTCATTGGGTTATAAGTTCCCGAACAAATTTAAAATAGAATTTCATTACGATGGTAAGCAGATCCCAGGCTTGGCAAAGATTATGCCATGTTTCTTACAGGGTGTTGACACAGTATATAATGCAGGTCAGATGGCATTCCATGAAGACGGTAACTTTATGGAAGTAGACATGACACTAAGATTTAGAGAGACTCGTGCACTTACTAAAGAAAGAGTAATAAAGGAGGGTTTCTAAGATGTCATATTTTAAGAATTTTAATCCAACGTTATATCGTTTTGGTAACGAGACAAGTTATGCTATTACAACCAACTTAACTCAATATACTGATCTGGTTGACCAAGTAAAAGATGCAGTTATGATGGTTGATGATTATACCATACCTGTAAATGAAAGACCAGACCAAACATCATTTAAGTTGTACGGTACAACTGATCATTACTGGACATTCTTTCTTGCAAATGACCACATAAGGGAAAGAGGATGGCCCTTGACTCTAAAAGAAGTTGACACGGCGGCAACAGAAAGATATCCTCATAGACAGGTGGTATGCCAATTACAGCATCAAGACGTTGTTGATTATTACGATGAAACTAATACACCTATCATGCGTACTAAAATTGTAGGTACAGCACCAGATAACTTTGAATTAGGTAAAATAGTAACAGGTAACGTATCTGGTACTATTGGTAAAATTATTGCCAGAGATCTATCACTTGGTATATTTGTTATCGACACTGAATCAGTAAGTGTGGAGAGTGAAGTAAATGAACAAGTAGTTCAACCTAATAGTAATGGTGTTCTTGTTTTGGAAAGAACAGACGTAGCAGAATCAGAAACATTTGTAAAACCATTACAGTGGACATTAACTCGTGACGGTGAGATCCTTAATAATATTAGTATAGAAATAGATCCATTCGGAAGAAAGGCAACACTCAGTGCTATAGGATTTACGCCTGGAGCAGAATACAAGTTATCATATGTGATTGCCACAACAAATAGTACAGATGGAACGTTTAAGGTAGGAGAAGATTTAGTTTATCCAAACCCTGCTGGCGGAACAACATCATTGATTGTTCATGCAGAGTCAAGTCAATTAAATGGTGTACACCATTACGAAGATACAGATGGTAATTGGGTAGACATTGATCCTTTATCTCAAAACACTTATGGTGCTACTCCAATATCCAACCTTGAATATCTAAGAGCAAAGAATGAGGAGTTGCGTCAAATCAGAGTTATTAATCCAGATCTTATAAGTGGAGTTGTATCTGATTTCGCAGAGGCAATGAGAAATAAAAAATAATGAAAAGACAATCCCAGTTTAAGTATGAAAAGGCAGAGATAACGAGTGAACGTTTAGCAGATTTACCTCTGGACGTACGTGCACTTATTGTTGAGTTTGTATTATATGAATCACTTGATAAACCATATATTACTGGACAAATTGCTATTGCGGACGATCAAAGTGTATTTGATTCTATAGGATTCTCTGGAACAGAAAGAATCCATATTCAAATGGTATCTGAGTTTGCTAACAGTGAAGCAGATAAAGTCGTAATGGATAGATCATTTATTATGACTGGTATTGATAAGATACAAAAATCATCATCCGCAGGTAACTCATCCATTTACTTATTCTCTTTGATGGATGAGCATGCATTTGTTTCCAAAACAAAAAATGTATCACGTTCTATCAAAGATGATATACAGAAAGAGATTCTAAAATTATGTCAAAATGAATGTGGTAAAAATGTTGACCTATCATATTCACAAGGAACAGTACAGAATAATTTCCGTGGAGTAATTCCATACATGCATCCTCTTGAGGCGGCATCTTGGTTGACATCTAAAGCAACCACAGATCTTGGTGCACCTTATTATTTGTATGCATCTATTCATGACACTAACCTAAGATTGGGTTCACTGGATAAGATGTTGGAACAAGAACCATGGAATAAAGACGTACCTTTCACATACTCACCATCAAATGTACAAAGACAAGAAGAAGATGGTTCACCAGATGATCAGTATTTTCAAATACAAACAATGAGAGCATCTAAACTACAGAATACATTGACTCAATTAACCGCAGGTGGTATAGGTACAAAATATACTATTACTGATATCAATAATGGACGAACAACAACACAACATTTTAGCATTAATAATTTAATTAAACAAGCAGATGAAGCAGGTGTTATTAAGAAAGGTAAACAAAATGTCTACGATCCGTCTTATAGAACACCAGACTTCGAAGAAATAAACATCGAAGGTGCACATCTACATGATACAGACGCATGCATATATCATAATATTGTATCACGTGGTGTATATGGTGATAAGAAATCTATACATGACGAAGTAACAAATGCAATGTTCTTGAAGAAAGTACAATCTGGAGCATTCCGCAATATGATATTTAAGAACATGTACGATATTACTGTTGCAGGGCCTGGGTTCATTAAGTCTGGTGGATCTGTTGGTGATAGAATACGCATCAATGTTATTTCAGATTCATTGGATGAAGGTGCAACTAACCGATTAGATAAACTAAGGTCTGGTGATTTTATTGTTTATAATACAAGACACCAGTTCTCTGGTACAGTCCATAACGTTGCAATGACTGTAAGTAAACTCGAAGCAGGATTTACAGATGAATAAGTATTACGGTGATAACACTCGTTGGTTTATAGCAGATGTAGTTGATGCATCTCCACCATATGGATATGAAGGACGTGTACGTATTCGTATTCATGGTGTACATAACCCTGCCACAAGAGCAATTGCACAAAATGATTTGCCATGGGCACAATGTGTAATACCTACAACCGAAGGTGGAGTATCTGGTATAGGATTCTCTCCATCATTACAATCTGGTGCATTGGTATTTGGTTTCTTCATGGACGGTAAAGAATCACAGACACCTATTGTGATTGGATCTATGCCAAGAACAGAGTTCCCAACACCAGTACAAAAATCAGTTGCATATGATGACCTATTAGAAAAAACAAAAGTACAAGAAGATTTTTACAATCAATCTGTATCTGGTATTGACGAAGATGACTCAGCATTGTATAATGATCTTAGGGACGAAGAACCAACAGGGAAGACAACTCTATATCGAAGAGACGTAGCAGTTAAGTTCTTTCTCAATAACGGATATACAATCAGACAAGCATGTGCACTTGTAGGTGTCATGGAATCTATTAACAGTAAATTCGATACTACATTTGAAAATGCAGGTGGACTTGGATTGATGGGTTGGTCAGATATAAGATTCACACGTCTCAAAGCATTTAGTAATACATGGTGGCACTTCTCTACTCAATTATCGTTCATACTATTTGAACTAAATAGTTCACACATCGATGCAAACATCCGTATTCTTAATTCAGATGTTATCGACAAGAATAAAGGTAAGGCACTTGGTGGCATTATTGGAAGACATTATGCACCTATACGTGGTGACTATGATGCAGATGCATTAAGAATATTTGAATTATATTCTAATAAGAAGGTATAAGATGGCAGATCAATCAGCATTAAATAATAAATTAAAGGCAAACACTAAGTTAAAATCGTTTAAAGACGATATTACAAGTGCTGTTGGTGATGTTGCAGACATACAAAAAGTAAATGACGTAACTGTATTAGGACAAGAAGTAGGGCAAGCAGTTAATAACGTCAAGAGTCTGGATAATAATAAAGACAAACTAACACAGAATATTAAGGGAAGTAGTGCAGGACAAGTTGCACAAGTACTCCCAGGCGCAGGTGGAATACCAAAACCAGATGCCGAAGCATTTAAGGTTGGAGTATCCGCAGGTACCGCAACGATTACTAACGTGGCAGAACAAATCTCCACGTTAACTTTTGATAGTGCAGGTGACACCATTGGATCGGAGTCTCTGGTTGATGGCATCACAGTCCCAACACTCTCCATGTCTGGAACCGATACATCATCTGCACTATCCTCTATGACTTCATCCTTAACTGGTATTGTTCCACCCATAGAACCAATTACTATTGTTACTATTGGAGGTGCAGTACTTGATGAATTAGTAGGTGCAGTAGAAGAAGCAGTAGAAAGAAAAGGTTCTTTATTAAGTCAGATCCAAGCAACTGCATCATCTGCCACAGCACAAGACGGTGGATTAGGATCAGACCTTACATCATCTCTTGATAAAATGAAAGGAGATCTTGATAAAGCAAAAGCAGATATTGAAAGTAGTAAAGCAATGACTGATATGGCAGGTGCTGTATCCGCAGTCGAAGGTGTTGCTAACGAAGCATCCGCAAAAGTTGCAGAAGCACAAGGTGCATTAGAAGGTGCTGTTGATACTGCAATAGGAGATGTATCTAATACTCTTACCGCAGGATTACCGAAAGGTGAATCACCACTTGGTGGATTAATTGCAGGTGTAACTTCAGCAGTTGGAGATCTTGTTGGTGCTGTTGGTGGTGCAATCAAAACAGGTCTTGGAACAGCACAAGATTTATTTGAAGATCTAACAGGTAATATATCTAACAAACTACAATCATCATTAGGTGGTTTTGCACTTGACAAAGATTTTTTATCTACTATAATGAAAGATGTAATGGAAGGTGGGGATATCAATCTTACCAAAGCATCTAAGTCAATTGCACTGAAGAGTGAAAACACATCCGCAAAATTAAAAAAGATTATTGCAAAGACAGATGCTGAAAGTGCAGATGACTTTGTACAAAAAGTAACAACACAAGCAAAGACTGAAGGTATCGAACAATCAGATATAGATCAGTTTAAGAGTGAGATGACTACCGTTACAGCAACTTTAAGAGAAGTTGACAGCACAATATCTGGATCACTTGTATCTGTTTTAGGTGAATTCTATACAGAAGATGTTGATCTAAGAGAACTTGCAAAGAGATATATTGGTGCAGGTACATCATCATTCCCATATGTAAGTTCAAAAGAAGAACTTGGATTAGAGTTCCAGAAGATGACCAGAGAAGTATCTGAGATTGTTGTTCATGCCAGTGAAACATTTACAAACGTAAACATTGGAGCAGAAGAACTCAACCTAAGACATAACGAAGCAGGACATGATGGTATCCAATACCATTTAGTTATACGTAGAGATGGTAGACTACAAAGGGGTATGCCTCTCGATACAACAAGTGTAGCATCACAGGTATTAGGACATGATGCTAATTGTATTGATGTATGTTTAATCGGGGGTGTGAATGTTTCAACCGAAGCACAAGATCCAGAACTTAATCTTTCTGCCCGATCATTTACACAAGCACAAATGAAAACCTTTGAAGCAATATGCGAATCATTCTATCACAGAGTCCCAGGCGGTCAAGTGTTAGGACATAATGATATCGACACAGAATCACAGGATCCATATATGGATATTATTTCTTATGTTGAAAACAAGTTTGGTAAGAAGTCTGTATATAAAGATCCATTGACAGAACAATCTAAATCAGTTAAAGAACTGGTTGGAGCAGAAGCAGTATGACAACAACAACTAAAAAAAGAGATATAGGTAGTAATCCTGCTGTAGAAAATACAGAGGGTGTACCTCATGACGGATTCCAAGATCCAACTGGTGAGTATCCTAAACAGGAATACCACTATGGATCTTCAATCAATAGAAGTGCTCGTGGTCTAAAAGTAGAAAACCTATACTTGGGTGGTGGATCTATTGGCACAGATTTAGATCTGGAAGATCAAGAACCATCTAAGTTTCCAGATAACCAAGTAAAAGAAACCGCATCTGGTCACATCATTTCATATGATGATACGCCTGGCGGTGAACGTATTCTAATCAAACACCGTAAGGGTGCAGGGGTAGAAGTCCGTGCAGATGGTTCTGTTGTTATTAGTGCAGTCAATAACAAAGTAGAAGTCACTGGTGGAGATCAAACACTAATAGTTGAAGGTAACGGTAAATTAGTGTATAATGGTAATCTCAATCTTGAAGTAACAGGAGATTACAATGTAAACGTTGGGGGTGATTACAACCTCAATGTTGACGGAGATGCTAATACAAGTATCCGTAAGAATAACACAACTAAGGTTGGTGCCAATACAAACTACACAACAAAAGGTAGTGCATCAATCAAAACAGTTGAGCATGAAGCACATACTGTATTAGGTAACCATGATCATATTGTCAAAGGTTACTGGAAGAATAACATTGGAGCAGAAGCAGAGATCTTTACTGCTAATAGATTCCAAGTATCAGCAGAAGAAGAATTTGCAATGTCCGCATTGCAGGGTAATATATCCGCAACTGAAATATCTGTAATTGGTATGAAGGGTGCTATGGGTGGTGAACAAGTAGAAATGACTTCACCTGTATACATGGGGCCGAAGGGTGCAGTACCATTTACAAGTGGTGCATCATTCTATGGATCATTCCATGGACAAGCATTAGAAGCAATCAAATCTAAGTATGCACATAAAGCAGAGAATGCTAAGACATCTCAAAAAGCATCGAAGGAATCGCCTGGGCAACCAAGTGGTGGTGCTCCAGATGTACCTACAAATATGGAAACATTAACTCCATTGAAACCTGTACCTATTTGTGATGCTGTTGCAGGTATTCTTGCAGAAGGACATTTATCAATTAGACCAATCGTAATTGATCCGAAGGATGATCTACGTAACAAGTTGCTCTTCAGAGATGACTATGGTGGTCTATATGAAAAGGTACCAACACTTGATGAAGTCCGTTCTACACTAAGAGATCTGGCAAACCGAGAAGTAACAAATGATGAAGGGACTAAAGTAGTTGACAAACTTGTAGCAGACGGAGTACTATCCGCAGAATGGAAAGTACCAACACCACCAAAAACAGGTCGTGTTGCTCCTGCTAAAACATCACCAAGATTTGGTTATACTGCTCTGGGTAACTCAGTTGATAATAGAGGCAAGAGATTCAAATGATTATAGTACCAGATCAAAAATATAACCCAAACTTTGTGGAGACAATTACGTCTGGGACTAAACTATCGCCTGGATGTTCTATTGCAAAGTTCCTTGGATCAAAAGGAGATCCATGTAGTTTATCAACCATAAGCAAGTATCAGAATGATCAAAGTGCTCGTAAACAACTTGCACGTAATCTATATTTACATGCAGAGATGTTTCGCATGATAAACGGAAATATAGACTTTTTCAAAGATGTTAGACTGGTAGTCGTAGAAGGTGTCTACAGAGGTGGGCCCCTCGAAACAGTTGGGGGAGACAATATTAAGAAACAAGATGGTCAGATGGTATCATATAGAATGATCGATGAGAACGGTCTTGTTGATTTAGAAAGAACATTTGACCTTGCAGAATACTGGAAAGATTATGCGAACTATGAAAAACTCATTTTAGAGTATGATATGTTTGATCCAAGTGGATCATTAAACGCACAAGTGACAGTAGAAGTACCAAATGTACCCGAATCATTTAATGTTTCATATGGAAGAAAGGTTGAGACTGCATTCAATGGTACACTTTTAAGTTCAAATGAGTTAATAGAAGTAGTAAAAGACGTATAAATAGATCTATAGAATTTAGGAAACTATAATGGCACGAGCATTTTCAGTAGAAGACGGAGGACTTGATAAGACATCAACAGTCAAGAGTTCGAGAGCGAGAGAGTTTTTAGACTTAGATCTATCGTTCAGTGCAAAAGGTGCAGGGGACGTTTATAAGAAAACTTCAATAGCATCTGTTAAACAAGCATTAAGAAATATCTTGATGACGCAGAGAACAGAGAAACCTTTTGCTCCATACTTTGGTGCTAATTTAAGAGAGTATCTATTTGAGCATGCAGATTATATTACTGAAAATAAAATGAATACTGCTATTATAGAAAGTGTAAGGGCATATGAACCTCGAATCAATCCACAGACTATTAAAGTCTTCAGTAAGATGGAACCAGATAAGAATTCGATTACACTAACAATTATATTTAACATACAAAACTCTGCTTCTGCTGAAGAGTTTACTACAAGACTTACAAGGTTACGATAATGGCAACAACAATTAATTCAAGTTCTTTAGACTTTAATGCGATTAAAGAAAATCTAAAGACGCATTTAAAACAACAGAAAGAATTTAAGGACTATGATTTTGAAGCATCTGGTCTGGCAAACCTTCTGGATGTTCTTGCATATAATACACACCTCAATGGTCTAACTGCAAACTTTGCACTTAACGAATCATTTCTAAACACAGCACAGTTGAGATCAAGTGTGGTATCTCATGCAGAAACTCTTGGATATATTCCTGCATCAAAGACTGCATCGCAAGCAACAATTAATATGTCATTTAATATTGGTACTTCACAAACAGACGTACCAGAGAAACTACAGATTGCATCTGGTTATAAGTTTACAGCAAACGTAAACGATGCATCATATACATTCCAAACACAAGCACTTATCGAAGCAATCAATGACGGTAATAACTTCTTCCAGTTTAAGACATTGGATGGAGATACTAATATTCCTATCTTCGAAGGTATCGCACGTACTAAGACATTCTTCGCAGGAGAAGATTCCGAAGAAACAGTATATGTCATTCCAGATAAAAACCTTGACCGTGCTACAGCAGTAATTAAAGTATTTGATAGTTCTACTTCAACTGACTTTACAACTTACATCAATCTGGAAACAGCAAACAACATTACAGCAACAACACCTGCTTATATTTTAAAAGAAGCACCGAATGGATTCTATGAATTAACATTCGGTAACGGATCTACATTGGGTGCAGTACCAAAAGCAGGGGCAAAGATTACAGTCGAATATCTATCAGTAGATGGAGAGAATGCCAACGGTGCAAGATTGTTCGAACCTTTGAATACAGTCGAAGTAACTGAACCACCTTCTGGTATCGGTCTTGAGCAATTGCCAATTGTATCTACAGTAAATAGATCAGTTGGGGGTGCACAGAAAGAAAGTCTTGATTCAATACGAAGAAACTCACCATTCAGATATGCATCACAAAATAGAATGGTAACACATTCAGATTACTCAACATTGATTCTACGTAGTTATGGTACATACATCAATGATATCATTGCATGGGGTGGAGAAGATAATGTTGTTCCAGAATATGGAATGGCATTTTTATCAGTAGACTTCAAACCAGATATCGATGCAACCCTACGTGCAACAATTAAAGATAACATTCAAGTGTTGGTAGATCAATTATCAATCGCATCATTTGGATTAAAGTTTACAGATCCGATTACTACATTCCTTGAGACAAACGTATTCTTCCAGTATAACCCAGATTACACTAACTTGTCAATCAATACTTTGCAAGAAAATGTAAAAACAGTTGTATCAGAATACTTTAGTACTAATATTGGTAAGTTTGGTCAAGCATATCGAAGATCAGCAATGCTGACATTAGTAGATGACGTGTCACCTGCTATCTTATCATCTCGTGTTGAAACTAAAATGCAACAAGTATTCACACCATCATCTGGTGTTGAGCAAGACTTTATATTCAGTTTCCCTGTACCTATTGCGGTAGCAGATGATGTTAATACAGTTATACAATCATCTACATTCTTATTCTTGCCAGAGTTTGATGCAGTGAAGAATCCTTCACCGACAGTTAAGACATGTAAACTACAAAATAAATTAGGAACAAATAAATTACAAATTATTGAATCAGCAACAGGTGATACCCTTGTTGATAATGCAGGATCATTTAATGCATCCGCAGGAACAGTATCATTGGTTGGATTCAAAGCAAACAGCAGTGATGCAATTAAGTTGAGTGTAAGTCCTTCTAACGCATCCGCAATCGTACCTACACGTGAATATATTCTTAAATCAGATAATACACGTCTAAGTGCGAAAGGTATACGTACTACAGCGAGTAACTAATAATGGCAACTCATCTTGATAGGACATTAAAGGATACTAAAAGACGTGATTTAAACTTGCGTGAACCGCAGGTTGAATCTGTTTTACCAGAGCATTATCTTTTAGAATATCCGAAGTTCGTGTCCTTCTTGAAGAAGTACTATGAATTTGAAGGTGATGAGAATTCACTTACCAGATTTTTGGATAACATTTTTGATACAAGAGATGTTACCTCAACAGATTTAAAACTACTTGAATACTTTGAAGATGAATACCTATTAGGTCAAAACTACTTCCAAGGATTTACTGATAAAAGAACGGCAGTAAAATATTCAAGTTATTTGTATCGTGCAAAGGGAACCAAGTATTCTATACGACAGTTCTTTAAGACGTTCTTTAATATAGAACCAGATGTCGTTTATACAAAGCAATATATATTTACGTTAAACGACTCAAAGATTGGTGCACAGTCTGCTCGTTATTTAACAGACAACAAACTATATCAAACGTTTGCTGTGGAGATTAGATCTGAATTATCAGTAGAGCAGTGGAGAGATGCATATAAGTTAATGGCACACCCCGCTGGTATGTACCTTGGTGGTCTTACTCAGATAGTTGGTGAAGGTGGATTAGATGCTTTACAGTATGATCCAGGCGTTGCTATCAAACCACCAATTGTATTGGAAGGTGAAGGTTTATTTGCTACAGCAGGATTCGAACAGAATACAGCACTATTCAACTTTGGTTCAAGTAGTCTTCTTGGAGAAGATTCGGCAGGAGGTAGAACATTGCTATTCAGAACTAATATGGGTAATGCATCGGATGCCATCGATAAAGGTGGTAATGACTTGAATGATGTTCAAGATCTAACCATTGCAAACCTTGACGGACTATATTCAAGTCTGGGTGAATACCTCACACCAGATAGTCCAACATTAGATGATGATAGTGATGGAACTACAACATACTCTGGATTCGATATTTCAAGTACAGAAAGTATCGATCAAGAGAGATTTACATGGAACCCAACTATCGATAGGGTAGATGGAGACAATAACCAGTTGCTTGACTCAGACGGTAATGCAATGCAAGTCGGTGATTCAGACTCAGAAATAAGTCTAAGAGAAGCAATAAATAGAAATTTATAGTATAAATAGAAGTAATAATTCTTTAGGTAGAACAGATGACAAGACAAGTATTAAATAGAGGCACAGTCGCAAATGACGGTACAGGTGATACACTTCGTACTGCGTCATTAAAGATTGAGCAAAACTTTGCTGAGATCTACAATAAGTTAGGAGATGGTTCATCTCTTATGCCACTTATTGAGTTTGACTCAAGTGGTATGATCTTTGATGGTGCAACAGCAAACGCACATAAACTAACTCTTAGGGTAACAGATCCTACAGGAACTCGTGTAGCAACTATTCCAGATCATACTGGAATTCTTACTATGGACACTAATACTCAGACTCTTACTAACAAGACTCTAACAAGTCCAGTGTTGACAACACCTCAGATCAATGATACAAGTGCTAATCATCAATATGTATTTGCCGTAAGTGAACTCGTTGCAGACCGTACAGTAACTCTACCTTTACTGACTGGAGATGATGAGTTTACATTTAATGGGCACACACAAACATTATCTAATAAGACACTACAAGCACCGCAGATCAACTCTCCAAAGATTGGTTCTGCTATTCTTGATAGTGCACAGAACGAACTAATTAACTTTAGAGATTCTGCATCCGCAGTTAACCACATTACAATTGCGAATGCTTCTTCTAATAATCCTGCTATCGTACAAGCAGAAGGACAATCAAATGCCTCTCTATCTTTACGAGCAACAGGAACAGGTGCAGTTAAGGTAGATTCTAAACTTGCACTTAAAACACATGGTATCTCAGCAACAGGTGGAACAACCAGTTCTGAGCATGTGGTAACTAAATTCACTTCTGGAACTAATGGTACTCACACATTATCAAACGGTACCGCAGGATTACAGGGTGAAGTGCATTACTTGGTAAATACAGGAAGTGCACAGCAAACAATTAATGAATCAAACAGCAACCTTGCGACTTATTCGAACATTGTTATGCCATCAAATACAGCATGTACCCTAATATGGATGGGCAACATATGGGTTGTGGCAAGCAATGTAGGTTGTACTTTAAACACATAGGAATAGAAAATGCCAGTAATAACAGACCGATTTAAAAAACAAGTTCTTGATGATCTTTTACAAGACTTCAATGACTCTGCCAGTAATAGGTATTATGCAGGAATTGGACGTTCAGAAGATTGGAATGATTCCGATGTTGCGACTGTTCCTACTAATAACACAAGAGAAGCACGTCAAGCACGTAATTCTCTGCAATCAGTAAAACTAATTGAAGATGCATCATTTGTTCTACCACGTAGATCTTGGGTTGCTAACCTTATCTATGATGCATACGATGATGCAGATGTTGGATTCCCAGAAAACCCATTCTATGCAATCAACTCTAACAACGAGATTTATATTTGTTTAGAGCAAGGTAAGAAGACAGACGGATCATCTCAATTATCAACAATTCAACCTACAGGTAATACAACAGGAACCCCATTCCGTTTATCGGATGGTTACACATGGAAGTTCTTATATTCTATCGGTGCGTTACGTGCTGATAAGTTCTTGTCTTCTGCGTTTATGCCAGTTAAATTTGTTGGATCAACTGACTCAGATTCACCTGCCGAAGATCTACAGCAAAAGATTGTACAGGATAATGCAGTGAAAGGTCAGATCGTAGGTTATAAAATAACCAACGGTGGTTCTGGATATACTTCAGATCCAACTGTAACAATTGTCGGTAATGGTGCAAATGCTACTGCCTTTGCGGTACGTGCAGGTGAAACTATTGTTGACATTAAAGTAAAAGCAGATAGTGCAGGTAACTCAAGTGCATCCTACTATGGATACGGATATGACTATGCTAACGTAGTTATTTCTGGTGGTGGGGGTGACTCATGTACTGCTCGTGCTATCATAGGTCAACCAAATGGTATTGGATCAGATCCAGTTATTGACTTGAAGTCACACGGTATGATGTTCAACACCAAACCAAATGCAGACGAAAATGGAGACTTTATCACAGGTGATAATATCTTCCGTCAAGTAGTGCTACTAAGAAACCCAAAGGTTGATAGTGCAAGTGGAACTTCATTATCAAGCACAACTGGTTTAGCACTAAATAAGATTGTAACCAATGAAACTAACTTTGTCAAGTCAGTTGTACAAAAAGCAAAAGTAGAAGGACAAACTACTGGTGCTATTGCGATTGTTGATGATGTATCAGATTCTGGAAATGGTCTATGGTACCACCAGAATGAAACCACAGGATTTACTTCATTTGATAGTGGGGAGCAAATTCAAGTAATAGGTAATGCAAGTATAACAGGTACTATATCAAAACTTCTTGATGGTGAATTTAATCCGCATACTGGGGACTTAGTATACATAGATAATAGATCCTCAGTAACCAGATCAAGTGACCAGATTGAAGATTTGAAAATAGTAATTACGATTTAGGAATAGGAAATGCCAAACACTCTAACAGAATCAACTCTACGTTCAACGTATAAAGACGATTATCATGATAGTGATAATTATCATCGCATACTGTTTAATGCAGG